CGGCCAACTCGAGGATCCCACCATGAAGCAGCGCTACAACGATCTACTCATCCTCGCGACGGCCGGCAACACCCCGGCGGCCGGCGTGCAGGCCACGGCGGGCGCGCCCGCCGCGCCGGCTGCACCGGCTGCGCCTGCCGCCCCCGCTGCGCCTGCAGCGCCCATCGTCGCCGCCGCCCCCGCGGCGCCCGCCGATCCGTTCGCACAGATCCGCGCACGCAACACGGACATCCGCGCCCTGGCCGAGCCGCACCTGGCCAACCCGCAGGTGCGCGCCTACGTCGACGGCGTGATCGCCGATGCCAACCCGGCCATCACCGCCGACGTCGTGGGGCGCCAGATCCTGGCGATGCTCGCCACCGGCGCCGCGCCCATCGCCGGCACCGCCACCGTCACCGCCGGCGCGGACCAGCGCGACCAGACCCGCGCCGCGATGATCAATGCCATCCAGGCGCGCGCCGGCACTGCCCAGCCCGATGCACAGAACCCGTACCGTGGTCACTCGCTCAGCGAGATCGCCCGCGAATGCGTGGTGGCCGCTGGCCTGGACGTGCGCGGCCGCGATCGCATGGAAGTGGTGGGCCTTGCCTTCACCCACTCCACGTCCGACTTCCCCGGCCTGCTCGGCGACGCCTCGCGTCGCGCCGTGCTGCAGGGCTTCGAAGAAGTCGACACCGCGCTCGAGCAGTTCACGGCCGATGCCAGCGTGCCCGATTTCAAGCCGACCACCCTGGTGGGCCTGGGCAGCTTCAGCAACCTGCTCAAGGTGCCGGAGGGTGGCGAGTACAAGTACGGCACCTTCAGCGAGCAGGGCCAGGCCCTGCAGGTCGTCACCTACGGCCGCCTGTTCTCCATCACGCGCCAGGCGATCATCAACGACGACCTCGGCATCTTCAGCGAGGTGCCGCGCAAGATGGGCCGCGCCGCGCGTCGCACCATCGTGCAGGCCGTGTGGAACCTGATCACCAGCAACCCGGTGCTGGCCGACGGCAACACGCTGTTCCACGCGTCGCGCGGCAACCTGCTCACCGGCGCCACCATCAGCACCACCAGCGTCGACGCCATGCGCGTGGCCGCGGCCAGGCAGAAGGATGCGGACGGCAACATCATCCGCATGCCGCTCAACCGCCTGCTCACCCCGGTGACCCTGGGCGGACTGGCCCGCACCGTGCGCGAGAGCCAGACCGAGGTGTCGGGCAGCAAGAACCTGACCACGCCCAACATCGTGCGCGGCACGTTCGAAGTCATCGACGACGCGCACCTCGACGAGCACAGCGCGACTGCCTGGTACGGCGCGGTTGATCCCGCCTACGCCGCGGCGATCGTCATCGCCTACCTCAACGGCAACAAGACGCCCTACCTCGAGCAGCACGAGGGCTTCACCGTCGACGGCGTGGCCTGGAAGGTCCGCATCGACGCCCAGCCGGGCATCGGCGAGCCCAAGGGCATCTACAAGAACCCCGGCGCGTGACGGGAAGGGAGTGAGGGCGGGCCACCGCTCGCTCTCGCTCCGCTCTCGCAGCACAAGCCTCAATCCCCTCGTCCCACCGGAGAAAGACCATGAAGAACGCACATCAGGACGGCCGCGTGCTGGATGTCCTGCTTACGGCGGACGTTGCCAGCGGCGGCGTCGTCTCGCAGGGCCGGCTGTTCGGCATCGCCGTGACCAACGGCAAGAGCGGCGACATCGTCGCCACCCACGTGGAAGGCGTGTTCCGCCTGCCGAAGCTGAGCACCGCCGTCATCGCCGCCGGTGCGGTCGTGGCCTGGGATGTCAGCGCCAGCCAGATCATCGTCGCGTCCACCGCCACCGGCGACATCGAGAACTTCGGCTACGCGGTCGAAGCCGCGGGCAACGGCACCACGGAAGTGCTGGTGCGCCTGTGCCCCGGCATGGGCATCCCGAAGCCGGCTTGATCGTTGCTCTCCCCGTCGCCGCCGACGTTGGCGGTGACGGTCTTTTCCACGCAGTCGGGCAGGGGCGATGAGCGATCAACGCATGGACCTCGAGCAAGCCGTTGAAAGCAAGTTTGCCAAAACGATCAACCGGATCGTCCTGCCGGCGATGGCGGCCGTCGCTGTCACCGTCATCACCTGGCTGGTGCAGGACCTCCGCAGCACCGTCAGCAAGCAGAGCGAGCTGTCGGCCAAGCAGACCGCCGAGATCCGGCAGATCGCCAGCGACGTGCAGGTGATCAACGCAAAGATCGACACCGGCGTGCTCTGGCGCATCACCGAACTGGAACGCCGTCTCAACACCGTGGAAGCCGCGCAGAAAACACCATGACCGACCTCTTCCGCACCTTCATCGACCGCCTGCTCGCCCACGAGGGCGGCTACTCGTCGGACCGCAACGACCCGGGCAACTGGACCGGCGGCGCCGTGGGCGTTGGCCAGCTCAAGGGCACGAAGTTCGGCATCGCCGCCAACACGTACCCGGCGCTCGACATCCGCAACCTCACGCGCGAGCAGGCGATCGAGATCTACCGCCGCGACTTCTGGCTGCGCGCCAAGTGCGACCAGCTGCCGCGCGCCGCCGCTTTCCAGCTGCTGGACGGGGCGGTGAACAGCGGCATCGGCCAGGCCGCCCGCTGGCTGCAGCGCGCCGCAAGCGTGGCCGACGACGGCCTCATCGGCCCCATGACCCTCGCGGCCGTCAAGCGCATGGACCCCAACGACCTGGTGCTGCGTTTCAACGCCCAGCGCTTGGACTTCATGACCCGGCTCAAGAACTGGCCCCACCACGGTGCGGGCTGGGTGCGCCGCATCGCTGCAAATCTCAACCACGCCGCCACCGACAACTGAGGTCACCCATGAACTGGATCCTGTCCCTGTTCCTCATCACCCTCGCCGTGCTGGCGTGGATCTTCTACGACAAGTTCACCAAGCGCGGCGCGGTGCCGCTGCAGTCCGCGTTCAAGAGCTACACCGCGTGGCTGGCCGCGCTGGGCGTGCTGCTGGGCGAGTACCTGGTTGCGCTGTTCCAGTGGGGCGCGCAGCAGGTCGACTTCCTGCAGGCGCAGTTCGGCACCTTGCTCGCGGAGCCATCGCTCGGTGCGTTCGTGCAGCTGGCCAGCGGTGTGTTCCTGCTGCTGCGCCTGAAGGGGCAGGGCCTGCCGGCATTCAAGTTGCCGTCCTACCCGGACGCTTCCGACCAGGCGCGCACCTGACGCCATGGGCGGCCTGCTCGCCAAGTTGACGGTGACGCCACTGCTGTGGGCGTGCGGCCTGCTGCTGGTGGTCGTCGCCGCGCTTGGCGTGCGGGTGCACATGCTGGGCGCCAGCGTGGACGCCGCAGAGTCCGCCACGCAGGCCGCCGCGGCGCGCGCCGACCAGCACGTCGCCGAGCGCGAGGGCTGGAAGCACGCCGCCCGCACGCTGCAGGGCGCGGCCACCAAGTGGGAAACCGCGTTCGGCACGATGCAGACCCTGCTCAATCAGGCGCAGGGCGAAGCCCGCCGGCTGGATGACGCCGGCCGCGCCGCCATCGCCGCTGCCCGCGCACGCGAAGCCGAAGCCAACCGCGCCCTGGCCAGCTGGACCGCGCGCTACGCCGACCAGGTACGCGCAGGCGACTGCGCCGCCGCGCTCAACGCCGTGCAGGCCGCCTGTCCGGCGTTTGGAGGCTACTGACCATGCGCCTGATCGCCATCCTCGCGCTCCTGCTGCTGGCCGGCTGCTGCCGCGATCGCCACGACCTCAAGCCCGACCTGCCGGGCGCCGGCACCGTCGTCGCGCCCGAGATCGTCATCGTCGAGAAGCGCGTCTACGTGCCCATTCCGGCCGGCATCACCCGGCCCGAGCCGATCGCAGAGGGGCCCATCGCCCAATGCTTCGAAGTCGCCGCCCAGCGCCGCGCCGCCCTCGAGCGCGCGAACGGCAAGCTCGCCCAGTGCGCGGCCGTGCAGGGCACGGAGGTCCAGCCGTGACCGGCGCCCACTTCGAAACCTTCGCTGACCGCGCCGGCGCCTGGCGCTGGCGCCTCGTCGCGGCCAATGGGCGCGTCGTCGCCGTGGGCGAATCCCACACCCGAGAGCGCGACGCCCGCCGTGCCGCGCTCACCGTCGCGCGTCTGGCGCCGGGCGCCAAGGTGGTGAGCGCATGAGCCTGCCCCTGCGCATCGAGGTCGACGCCGACAACATGCTGTCGCGCCAGTTCTCCGAGCTGGAGCGCACGCAGCTGCCGTTCGCGGCCATGCAGGCCAGCAACGCCGTCGCGTTCGAGCTGCGCAACACCTGGAAGACCACCGCCCAGCGGGTGTTCGACCGGCCCACGCCGTTCACCGTCAACGCCATCCTCTACCGCAAGGCGACGAAGGCGAAGCCGTTCGCCGAGGTCTTCATCCGCGACGAAGCCGCCAAGGGCACGCCGCCGTCCAAGTACCTTCTGCCGCAGGTCGAGGGCGGCAGCCGCCGGCCCAAGGGCATGGAGGCGCTGTTGCGCTCCAGCGGTGGTGGCGGCCAGGCATGGCTGCCCGCCGGCATGTTCGCCGTGCCGGGCAAGGGCGCGGACCTGGACGGCTACGGCAACGTGCCCAGCCGCGTGGTGCGGCAGATCATCTCGCAGCTAGGCGCCGGTCGCGAGGCCGGCTATGTCTCCAACGAGACCGACCGCTCGCGCACGCGCCGCAAGCGCCGCGGCGGCTCCGACTATTTCGTGCTGCGCCGCAAGCGCGGCAACCTGCTGCCCGGCATCTATCGCCGGCGCGAGATGGCCGCCGGCGACGCCGCCCGGCGCGCGATCGGCGCGACCAGCCGCATCGACAGCATGTTCATCTTCGCTCGCAAGCCGGTGTACCGGAAGCGCTTCGACATCTTCGGCCTGGCACAGCGGCAGTGGAACCGGCTGATGCCGTTCTTCTTCAACCGCGAGCTCGCCAAGGCCGTGGCCAACGCACGCCTGCGGGGGCGCCGATGAGCCAGCGCGCCTTCCTGCAGGCCTTCGACGCCGCGGCCTTCGGCGCGTTCGCCGCCGCCGGCATCGCCGACGCCGCTGAATACCTGGCGCCCGATGCCGCGCCTGGCTACCCGCCCACGCCCTGTACCGTGCTGGTCGACCGCAATGTCGAGGACTTTGGCGAGGATGTCGCGCCGGTGTCCGCCTTCCGCACGCGCATCACCTTCCAGCGCCTCGAGGTGACGCCGGAGGAAGGGGGCGAGGTGTCCCTGCTCGACGCGGCCGGGCTGGTCACCGAGGTGTTCACCCTCGCGCAGCGCACGCGCCACGACGAAGGCGTCAGCGCCTGGTGGGTGCAGCATGGCTAGCCCGCGCAGCATCTACCTCGACTGCGTGGCGCAGTGCATGCGCCAGATCCTGCAGGCCGGCGGCTACAACACCAACGCCGGCCTGTCGGTGACGCTGGAGCCCACGCCCAAGCTGGCCGAAAGCGACGAGCCCTTCATCGCGGTGGTCTGGTCGCGCCAGGCGCGCGCCAGCGAGCCCGCGGTGGTGCGCACATCCCGCGCCACCACCGTCGACATCATCGCCCGCGTGCCCGCCACGATCACCGACGCGCGCGAGCGGCTGGACCTGATCGTCCAGGACATCGAGACCGCCCTGTCGAAGCAGGAAGTGCGCTTCCCCGTCGGCTTTCAGTACCCCGCCTACCAGTCCGCCGAACCCCTGCTGCCGCCCGCCGGCATGGCGTGGGTCGGCGTGCAGGTGACGGTCACCGGCCACATCCCCATCCACGCCACCACCTGACCCGCCGCCCGGCGCGGCAACACCCCGAGGAACCACGATGGACGACTACAGCTACCTGGGCAGCGGCAAGATCTACATCCGCGAGTTCGGCGCCGCCGCGCCGATGCGCGAGATCGGTAACTGCTCCGCGCTCACCTTCAGCCCGCAGACCAACACCCTGTCGCTGCCCGACCACACCAAGCCAGGCGGCGGCACCCGCAACCGCGTCGACCGCGTGGGCGACGTGGAGATCAGCCTCACCTTCCACGACTTCGAGGGCGCCAACTTTGCCGATTTCCTGCGCGGCACCGTGGCCGAGGTGACGGCTGGAAGCGTCACCGCCGAGCCGGTGGTGGCCTACAAGGGCGGCTTCATCCCGCTGGCGCGCGCGGCCACGGCGATTTCCTCGGTCGAGCCGGTGGGCGGCGGCACCGCCTACGACGTCGACGACGACTACGTGCTGCAGGACGGCGGCCTCTTCATTCCCAGCACGTCGTCCATCGCAGCGCCGGTGTCCGGCGCGGCCAACATCGAGGTCGACTACAGCCATGGCGCCGTGCAGGTCACCCAGGCGTTCGTCGCGTCGGCCAAGCAGTACGAACTGCTGTTCGCCGGCCTCAACGAGGCGCGCAGCGGCAAGCGCGTGCGCGTGCGCGCCCACAAGGTGAGCGGCGGCGTGCTGCAGGAGCTGGGGCTGCTGGGCGAGCAGTACGGCGCCGGCACCGTCACCGGCGCGCTGCTGGCCGACACCGGCAAGGGCGTGGGCCTGTCGCAGTACTTCACGATCGAGATCGAGAAGTGATGGAAGGGATGGCCGAGGTCAAGGCGCTCGCGGGCGCCGGCAAGACCGTCGAGTTCGGGGGCGAGCGGCTGGAGATCCAGCCGCTCCGCTTCGGCGAGGCGCTGGACATCATCGCCACCGCAGCGCCGATGGTGGAGAGCCTGGTCGACTATGCGGCGAAGGGCGCCGGCGTGGACGAGATCGCGTTCTTCGCGCGGCTCATGGCCAAGCACCGCGCCGAGGTGCCGCGCGTGCTGTCGATCGCCACGCGCCGCGACCAGGCCTTCATCGAGGCCGGCGACCTGGCCGAGGCGGTGGACCTATGCGGCACCGTGTACGAGGTGAACCGGGATTTTTTCGACCAGCGCCTCGCCCCAGTGGTCGCGGCGTGGCGCGAGCGGCTCACCGCGGACCGGCCTGGGGCTGGGCAGACACCGTCCACTTCCTGATCGCGCACGGACACAGCCGCGCGGACGTGCACGCCATGACGTTCGCGCAGCTGCGGCTCTACACCGCGGCGGCGTCCCGCCTGTACCGCCAGCAGCTGCGAGACCAGGCCGTCAGCGCCCGCGCCGCGCAGTACGACAAGGACTCCTGGAAGAGCTACCTGAAGACCTTCGATGAATAGCCGACCCGATCTCCGCGTTCGTATTTCCGCCGACCTTGCCGACATCCGGCAGGGCCTCGGCATGCTGCGCGGCGAGTTGGCGAAGGTGCGCACCCAGTCGCAGAGGGCGTTGCCGGACAACACGGCGTGGTCGCGTGGACTGGCCGCGGTGCGATCGCAGCTGGTGGGCATCGCCTCGGTGTACGGCGCGATGCGTGCCGGCGGTGCGTACGTGCGCCTGGCCGACGAGGCATCCAGCCTGGCCGGCCGCCTTCGCCTGGCAACGAAGAGCCAGGAGGAGTTCAACCGGGCCCAGCAGCAGACCTTCCAGATCGCGCAGGAGACTTCGGCGGAGTGGTCCTCGATTGTCGGGCTGTACGCGCAGCTGTCCCAGACCACGGGCATGGCGCAGGACCGCATCCTCGCGCTGACCAAGACGATCAGCCAGGCATTCACCGTGTCGGGCGCGTCCGCGCAGGAAACAGCCAACGGCCTGCGCCAGCTGCAGCAGGCGATGGCGGGCGGGGTGCTGCGGGCCGAAGAGTTCAACACGATCATCGAGACCAGCCCGCGCATCGTGCAGGCTCTAGCCGACCACTTCGGGATCTCGTTCGGGCAGGTCCGCAAGTACGTCAACGACGGCAAGATCACATCGGAGGAGTTCGCCAAGGCGCTGGAGAAGGCGGCCGAAAGCGTCGACAAGGATTTCCGCACCATGCCGCTCACTGTCGCCAAGGCGACGCAGCAGGTGCGCAACGCCCTGCTCAAGCTGGTGGGCGACACCGACCAGGCTGGCGGCGCGAGCAAGGAGCTGGCCGAAGCCATCGCCGACATGGCGCGCGTGCTGGAATCCGAGGACACCAAACGCGGCTTCGGTGAACTGGTCAACGGACTGGCGGCCATCATCGAGGGCACCACGGCCGCCGCGGCCGCGGTGGGCAAGCTGTCGACAGAGGTGAAGCGCCTGTCGGGCGTGAGCCTGCCGAAGTGGGCGCAGGCCAGCCTGATGGCGCTGAGCGGCAATATCCCCGGCGCGGTCAATGCCTACGCATCTGGCCGCAACCAGCGGCCGGACTTTAGCAATGTCGTCACCGGTGGCGGCACCGTCGCCGGGGGAGGCGGTGGCAGCGGTGGCGGCGGTGGCGATACGGCCAAGGCCATCGCCGCGTCCAACGCGCTGTTGCGCGACTCGGTCGCCCGCGCCATGGCTGAGCTGGATCGGCTGTACAAGGGCCACGAGGTCGGCATCCGCGAGTACTTCGCCGCGCGCCAGCAGATGCAGGAGCGGGCGATCGACCTGCAGGTCGAGCAGGCCCGCGCCGAGCTGGCCATCACCAAGGACGCCGGCAAGCGCCGCGACCTCGAGGAACAGATCGCCATCCTGATGCGCGATCGTGCAGAAGTGGGCGCGCAGGCCGCCCGCGAGCAGACGGCCGCGGAAGACGACCTGATCGACAAGCTGGGCGAACTGAAGGCGCAGATCGCCGAGCTGGACGGCGACCACGTACGCGCGGCGCGGATCCGCATCGAGGCCGAGTTCCTCGAGCTGTTCCAGCGCCTGCGCGCCGAGAGCGACGACGCCGGCGAAGCGATGGCCCGCAACCTGGTGGAGCGGCTGGTGCGCAAGGCGCAGACCGACGCCATCCGCGCCCGCGCCGGCGACATCACCGGGCGCCTGCAGTCGGAGGAAGGCAGCGTCAGCGCCCAGGTCGACGCCGGCATGCTGGGCTACGTGGAGGGCGAGGAGCGCCTGCGCGAGGCGCGCATGCTGGCCCTGCAGCAGCTGGGCGAGCAGATCCGCCTGCAGCGCGAGGCCATGACCATGATGGAGCCGGGCAGCCCCGAGCATGCCGCGGCGCTGCAGGGCCTGCACGAGCTTGAGGCCGGCTACGCCAACATCGCCGCGTCGGTGGATGTGTTCCGCAACCAGGTCAAGGACGTGGCGACCGACGCGCTCACCGGCCTGTTCATGGACCTGGTGGAGGGCACCAAGTCCGCCGGCGACGCGCTGCGCGACTTCGTGCGCAGCTTCGCCCTGAGCATGGCGCAGATTGCCGCCCGTGCGCTGGCCACCTACCTGGTGCTGCAGCTGCTGGACGCCGTCTACCCGGGCCTGGGCAAGGCCACGGCCGCAATGATGGGCGCCGGCCAGAACCATGCCGGCGGCACCGCCGGCCAAGTGGGCGGCGTGCGCCGCTGGATCCCAGAGGCGATGCTGGGCGTGGCGCCGCGCTACCACAACGGCGGTATCGCGGGTGCGCCGCCGCTCAAGCACAACGAGGTGGTGTCGGTGCTGGAGCGCGGCGAGACCATCCGCACGCAGCAGCAGGAACGTGCCCTGCAGGGCCAACTGGACGCCGGCAGCGGCAAGGTCACCGTGAAGCAGCCCATCGTCGCCATCGGCGATCGCGCCGTGGCCGATGCGATGGCCGGCGCCGCCGGCGAGGACATCGTGATCACCCACGTGCGCAACAACTGGGGGTCGTTGAGTGCTTCTTGAGTCCGCCACCGCGTGGCCGTTCGCCATGGGTGGCGCGGTGTCGGAGCGCTACGAATGGCTCACCGACGGCATGCCGCCGCCCTACGGCATGGAGACCACGCACCGCCTGCGGCAGGACCCGCGCGTGCTGCTGACCTTCGACGGCCTGGAGAGTGGCGCCAGCCGCCGCTGGATGGAGCAGCTGGTGGCCATGCACGGGGCAGGGCGCTGGCACGTGCCGCTGGCCTGCGACGGCGTGGAGACCACCGCCGCGGCCGCCGCCGATGCCACGGTGCTGGGCGCCGACACCGCGCACCGCCGCTTTGTGGCCGGCGGCAACGCCATGCTGGTGCGGCCGGGAGAGCCGCGCGTGGCCGAGATGGTGCGCATCGAGGAGGTCGACGACGGCGTGCTGTTCCTGGACACCGGCCTGCTGCGCGACTGGCCGGCCGGCAGCCTGCTGCTGCCCACGCTGGGCTGCTGGCTGGATGGCACGCCACAGTTCGCGCGGTTCACCGGCGACGATGCCCCGTATTCGATCGCGTTCCGTGCCGGGGAGGCCATGCCGCTGGTCGCGCCCGGCGACGTGCCGGCCTACCGTGGTCTGCCGGTGTTCGAGCAGCCGGTGTACTGGACGCAGGACCCGGGCTACACGCCCGCGCGGCGCGTGGCCACGCTGGACGACGGCATCGGCCCCATCCTGCTGCACGACCAGGCCGGCATGGTGCTGCCGCGCATCAGCGTGGAGGTGACGGCGGTGGGTGCGGCCGAGATTGCCGCGCACCGCTCGCTGCTGGGGGCGCTGTCCGGGCGCTACCACCCGGCGTGGGTGCCGTCGTTCGGGCAGGACTTCCACGTGCTGGCCGTGCCCTCCAGCACCACGCTGGATGTGGAGTGGTTCGGCTTCGGTGATTGGCCGCTGCAGGCCAACCGCCGCGACATCCGCATCGAGCGCCACGGCGGTGCGCCGCTGTACCGTCGCATCACCGCGGTGAACCCGCAATCGAACGCAGAGCGCCTGGTTCTGGACGCCGCATTGCCGGTCGGCTTCACCGTGGAAGACGTGGCCGGCGTGAGCTTCATGGCCCTGTGCCGGCAGGACGCGGACGTGAACTCCCTGCGGCTGTGGGGGCAGGGCGTGGTGCAGTCGCAGCTCGCGTTCGTGGGGTGCCAGCATGGCCTTTGACAGCGGCGCCGTGACCGCGTGGCTGGGCAACCCGGTCCACCTGTTCATCTTCCGCCGGCAGCACGTCACTTACCGCTTCGCATCGGGCACGCGCGACGTGGTGGTGGGTGAGCACACCTACGTGGCCGCGCAGATCGACCGCGACGCCATCCGCCAGACCGCCGAGCGCGCGAAGGATTTGCTCAAGATTCGGCTGGCGTACCTCACCGACCCGGCCGCCGGCGAGTACCCGGTGACGCAGGACGTCGGCGACTGGTGGCGGCCACACATCCCCAACGACCCGATCACCGTGACGTGCCTTGCCACGGAATACGGCGCCGTCGACCCGCCGCGGCTGGAGTGGACCGGCTGGGCCGTGCAGCCCGTCTACACCGACACGCAGCTCGAGCTGTCCTGCGACCCAAACCCGCCGCACGGCAACAACCAGAACCAGGGGCCGAAGTGGCAGCGCGCCTGCTGGAAGACCGTGTACAGCACCGGCATCCGCGGCTGCAACCTGCCGGAACATGGCTACGCGTCGGCGGTGGCGCTCGGTGGCGCCAGCGGCACCACGCTCACCGCGGCGGCGTTCACGGGCCCGCACAAGCGCACCCTCGTGGGCGGGCGCGTGACTTGGCTGGACGGCGACGAGGTGCTGCACGAGCGCAGCATCACCGCGCATAGCGGCACCACGGTGACCATCGACGCGGCGATCGACGACATGCCGGCCGACGCCGAGGTCACGCTTTACACCAAGGGCTTCTGGGTGCACGGCGAGATCGACGAGCTCGACGGCCTGGTGCTGACCGCGTCTGGCTTCATCGGGACCGAGTTCAGCCTGCTCGGCGGCACGCTGTACTGGCTGCGCCCGGACGGCCTGCGCGAGGAGCGGCCGATCATGGGGCACAACAACGCCACCGGCGCGGTCACGCTGCTGTGGGGCGGCGAGGGCCTGGAGGAGGGCGTGGCGGTGTCGGCCCTGCCCAACTGCCCGAACACCTGGGCTGCCTGCGCGGCGCGCCGGCCGGACCCGGAGCTGCACTACGGCGGCGCCATCTACAAGCCGGTCAAGGATCCCATCACCGAAGGGGTGTCGATGTCATGGGGCTGATCGATCGCCTGCGCGCGCGCCGCTACGTGTGGGGCTGGCGCCTGCGCTACTGGTGGATGGACACCGACAGCGGCGCGCGTGCGCACGTGGTGGGCTTCTGCCTGGCCGTGCTGGCCACCGTGGCGCAGCTGGTGCGCATGGCGGTGGCCGCGTACTCCCCCCCGCCTGCGGGCGAGCCGGCGCAGGCGGTGTACTGGTGGGTGGTGCAGCTGATCATCCTGGTGGTGGCCGCGGTGGTGGCCTACGCCCTGCGCCCCAAGCCGCAGGCGCCCGAGCAGCGCAAGGCCGAGCCGCCCACCGTCGAGGACGGCACCGCGGTGAAGGACTACGGCGGCACGGTGTGGGTGTAGCACGACGACAACTTCCTGCTCGCCTGGAAGATCGTCGGGCAGGACGCGATCTACGGGGAGGGCGGCAAGAAGTGAGCGAGCTGATCGTCACCCGCCAGCACCTGTTCACCATTCCGGGTTTCACCACCCGCAACGGCTTCTGCCGCGGCAAGTCGCGCGCATGGTTCCTGCGGCACGGCCTGGACTGGACGGACTTCGTGCGCAACGGCATCGCAGCCTCGAAGCTCGAGGCCACCGGCGACGGCCTGGCGCTGGCGCTGGTCAAGTGGGCGCGCGAGAGCGGCGCGACGGAGGCCACTGATGGGCAGTAAGGGCGACGCACCCGTCATCGGCTACCACTACCGCGTGGCCTATCACGCCGGCTTGGGCCGCGGCCCGCTCGACGCATTCCTCGAGTTTCGCGCAGCGGACAAAACCGCGTGGGATGGCGGCGCGCAGACGTGGCACCGTGGCGGCACGCCGCTCCGGAAGCGCGGCTCAGGCCAGATCGTCAACCAGGTGACCCTGCCCGCGACCGGGGCTCTGACTGCCTCGGGCACCATCTTCATCGGCGCGCCCAATCTGTTCGGCGGGGAAAAGGACCAGGGCGGCATCATGGGGGAGGTCGACATCATGTTCGGCGAAGCCGACCAGATGCCCAACGCCTACCTGCGCGAAGTGTTCGGCGAGCAGACCGTCGCCTGGCGCGGCCTGGCCACCGTCGCCTTCTGCGGCGGGCGCTACGGCGCCATGAACCCGATGCCGCAGAAGCCCGCGTACAAGATCCGGAAGATCCTGAAGGGCTGGGATGGGGACTGGGGCGACGACCCGTGTTGGTATCCGGAGAAGGCGGAGATCCCGCTACTCGACGCCTACATTGGCATGCTCGGCGGCGGCTGGGAGTACCAGGTCGAACCGTTCGCCGAGCCGAACACCGTGTGGAATGACTTCGTTGTTCCTGAGGAGGGATGGCTGCAAGGAGGCGACCTGCCGTTCACCACCAACGGCATGGAAGGCGGCCCCTACTGGTCCCCAACGCGTTCAAACATCTGGCTGCGCCGCCGGATGGAGATCCGCGCGGTCGGCTTGACGCTGCGCATTGGCGCGGACAACGGCTGCGTCGTATGGGTGGACGGCATCGAAGTCGGCGCGTCGAACCCGGACAACGAGCCACGTCCCAACAACCAGGATAATCCGGTCGAGTTCACATTCCACGCTCTTGGAACGGTGGAAGTCGTCGTCAAGGCTTATGCGGAGATCAACGCAGGCAACGAGGCAGGAAACGTCGTCGATCTTCTCTTCACCGGGGGCGCCTCGCTGGGGATGAACCCAGCTCACGCGCTCTTCTACGTGCGCACCGATGGGGAGAAAGGCCGAGAGCCAGTCGCGAGCATCAACGACGCAAGCTTGCACGCGGCGGCCGATCGCCTGTACGCCGAGGGTTTCGGGCTCTGTTGGCAGTACGACCCCAAGCAGGACACGCCTGACACCTGGAGCGAGCACATCTGCCGCATCATCGGCGGCAGCTTTACGCGCAGCCTGATCGACGGGCAGTGGTACCTGGATCTGGCGCGCGGCGACTACGACATCGACAGTCTGCCGATCATTGGCGACGACGATATCCTCGAGTTCCGGGAACTGCCCACCACGCTTGATCGAGCCGTCAACAGCGTGTCGGTTCGCTATTTCGATCCGGAGGGCAAGGAGAAGATCATCACGCCGGCAGTGCGCGCCTTGGGGCTGATCCGGATGTTCGGCGAGATCCACCAGACGCTCGATTTCCCGGAGGTCCCGACGGCGGGTTTGGCGTTGCGGATTGCCGAGCGCGAGCTGCGGGCCTACGTCACGCCCACGCGCACGTTCGAGCTGAGCACGACCCCGCGCACGCGCGGCATCCGCAACAACCAGTACTTCCGCCTGCAGTCGCCGCGGCGGGGCATCGCCGACATGGTCTGCATCATGGGCGAGCAGGACAGCGGCACGCTGCGCAGCGGGGCGCTACGGCGCAAGGTGACGCAGGATGTGTACGCGCTGCCGGACGCGAGCTATGTCGAGGTTGAGCACGGAGTCGACACCCGGCCGCCGCAGGTAGCGCTGCCCGTCGCGATAGCGCGCGTGTTCGAGGCTCCGTACATCGCCATCGTGGGCCTGATGCCACGTGCGGAACTCGAGGCGTTGCCTGACGACGTCGGCTACCTGCTGTCGGCCGCGGCCGATCCCGGGCAGCACCTGGACTACCGCGTTGCCGTGGCGACAGGCGACGATGAGTACTTCGCCGGCGGCAGCGCCCGCTGGTGCGCCACCGCCTTGATTGTGGAGGCGGCCGGCTACACGGCGACGCATTTCACCCTGGCGAGCGCGCAGCACATGTCCGGGGCCGTGATTGGCGCGCCCGTGCTGTGGGGTAGCGAGATCTGCCGCCTCGATGCGCTGGATATGGTCGCCGGCACTATCGAGCTGGGGCGAGGTTGCGCCGACACCGTGGCACAGGTACATGCCGCCGGCGAGCGCATCTGGATCATCACCGAAGTAGCTCGGGGCCCGGGCGAGTACTCCGACGGCGAAGCAGTCGATGCCAAGCTGCTCACCCGCACCGCGACACGGGAGCTCCCGCTGGACGCTGCGCCAGTACTCTCGCTGGAGTTCGGCGGCCGCCAGGCGCGGCCATACCCACCGGCCGGGCTGACGGTCAACGGCGAGGCGGATCCCGAGTACTTGTGGGGCGAGCTGTCCTTGTCGTGGGCGCATCGCGACCGTGTACTGCAGGCTGACCAGCTGATCGACCAAACACTCGCGTCCATCGGCCCCGAACCCGGCACCACCTACACCGTGCGGGTCTACCTCGACGACCTGCTCGATGACACGTTCGAGGACATTACTGCGGACAACGCACTGGTGAATCCAGCGGCGGACGGCCTGGTGCGAATCGAGGTGGAGGCGGTGCGCGACAGCCTGACCAGCTGGCAGGCCCAGGTGCGCGAATTCACATATAGCGTCCTTGCGCCCGGCGCACGTCTGGCCGAGTCGGGGGACTTCCGCATCACTGAGGCGGGTGACCGCCGCATCGTGGAGTAGCAGCGTGGCAAATATCAAGAATTCAGAAATGGATCCCGCCGATCCGCTCGAAGGCTCTGAGCTTATCGAAGTGTCGCAGTGGCTCGAAGGCGAATGGGTGACGCGCAGGGCCACTGCAGCACAGGTCGCCGCCCTGGGTGGGGCCGCCGGCAGCGGATACACCATCATTACCGAGGCGTCGGCGTTCACCGCAACGCCTGCGACCCACGCGGGCCTCATGCGCTACATCCGCGCCGGCGGCAACGTGACCTTCAACAATGCGCAGAGCTACACGGCCGGCATGTCCTTCAACATCCGCGCGACCGGCGCGGTCACCTTGGCTGGCACGGGCGTTACGCTGACGCCCCCTGCTGGCGGGACGCTGGGCCTCACCGCTGGCATGGCGGCGCAGGTCGTGATGACCAGTTCGACGGCTGGCGACGTGATCGGCCAGACGGTGCCGGTGTGATCGGGTTCTACGCGGCGGGGGCAATGGGGTCGAGCGGCGACGTTGTCGAGGGGGAGATGCGCGCGGCTGTTACGGTTCCGGCGCAGCCTGAGTCTATGGCGTCGTTCCCCGTCTACATTGACCTGTCAACGATGCCTGCTGGCTTCTGGTCCAATCGACCGTTCAAGGACGGACGCGACGTTCGCGTTAAGGACGGGGGCGGTTCCGACATACCGATGCACTTGGTAAGCATCGACGTGGGGGGGCAAACGGGTTCGCTATTTGCCAAGGTGAGCCTTAGCGGCTCAGGGTCGACGACCCTTTACGTGCATTGGGGCGATTCGGCTCTATCCCGTGTGCCGGATAGCGCCGCGAACGGGGCCTATGCGGTCTGGAGCGACTACCACCGCGTGTTTCTTTTCAATATGCTCGAACAGGACTTTGCTGGTAGCGATGCTCCGGTGACGAGAAACGGCCGCATCAAGTACTTTGAGAAGACGGGGGAGCGGCCGGGCCTAACGGAACATCAGGGCGTTTGCTGGGACGGCACCTACTATTACCTGACCGATACGAACGAAATCAACAAGTACGACGCGGATTGGAACCTTGTCGCGACGAACAGCGACCCTGTTGGCGATGTGGGAAACGGCACCAATCATTGCGGCGATCCAGACATGCACGCCGGAGTCCTCTACGTGCCCGTCGAGAACTACGTCAACATTGACACTTTCTCGAACCAGCGCATCGCCAGGTTCAACGCTTCCGACTTGACTTTCATCGACTCTGTTGACGTTTCCGCGCAGGGTGATGAGGTCGCCTCTATCGCGATCGACCCTCACGACAATGCGCTATACACCTGCGAGTATCGTTCCGCGTTCGCCGTCACTGTGCAGCGGTACAACCTGACAACGCTGGCCTACGTTGGGTCGACTCTCTACGCGACGCCAAATGGGTCGAGAATTCAGGGGCTCAACCTGTGGCGAGGCGCGCTGTTCGCCAACGCCGACCAGCCGGACTACACCTTGCGGCTTGGGAGCCTGGCGAACCCAGCCGTGCGGATGTGGACAGATATTCCTGACGGCAGCTCGACGCGGTCGGGCAACTATGAGGGGCTGGGTGCTACCGATAGCGAATTGCTGGTACTGAGGGACGATGGTACATCGTCAGTTCTTCACTTCATCAAGCCTCTCAACGTGGAGGCCGGCGGCGGCGTGGAGCTTGTCAGCAGCCCCGACGGAGTGGGGATCTTTGTCGCTGGTGTGACGAATCTGTCGGCGTTCACGATGGGTGTTTCGGTCGCTGCAAATGCGGTGGGTGCGACCAATCAGGCGGTAGTTAGCTACACCGCAGCCCAGACGGCAAACACCAACCGCGTAACCATAGGATGCCGGAGTGCCAGCGGAAAGTGGGGTGTCTGGGACACTGGCAACACATGGATGGAGTCTATTTCCGATGCCAGCACGGCAAAGACGCGACTGCACGCTCGTTACGACGGGACCAGTAGCCGGTCCTTGTTCGTGAACGGCACCAGAGAGGGGCACGCTACGCCAATCTCCGCGGCGCCAAGCGGCAAAGTGACGTTACGCCTGGGTGCAGAGGATCTGTCCTTCAATGAGCCGTGCCACGGGAAGTTCGCCTTCGCGTACCTGCGGGCCTCAGTCCTTTCCGATGCTTGGATCGCCGCCGAGTGCGGAAACCTCGCCGATCCCGGGTCGTTCTACTCGGTGGGCTCTGCTGAGCCGGTATGAACGCTCCACTGTCGCGTAGGAAATCGCGGCCATGAGTATCGAGAGCACTAGGCTGGTCAGTGCGGTGGTGGCCCAGCCGTAATCATTGGCCCTGAACCAGTACGCGATCGGGTAGTGCCAAAGGTAGATGCCGTATGACAGCTTGCCGACCCAGACGAGGGGCGACCAGCCTAGGCCGGGCAGCTTGTGCGCGGTGATCACAAGGAGGGCGCTTCCAATCTCCGCAAGAGCGGCCCATCCGATCAGGCCATTCAACATGCGCCATTGCGCGCTGACTAGCGCGGCCGCCAGCATCGCGACTCCAGCTGCTCCCGCAGCCGCATGCATCTTGGGGCGCCAGAGCGCCAATGCGGAGCCGAGCATTAACCCGGAGAGTCGAGTATCGAAGCGGTAGTACGGCTGGTACCACTGGTCCACCCATAGAACGACGGAGAGGCGCCAAACTGTCGCGGCGACGGCGAGCAATATAACTGCGGGGACATGCCAACGCTTGGGTAAGCGGAAGACCGCGAGTAGGGCGAGCGGCCACACAAGATAAAAATGTTCTTCGACGGAAAGGCTCCAAGTGTGCTGCAGGTACCACGGCACCTCGAAGAACGCCCGGCCATAGTCGGACAGATAGAGTGCAGCGACTGCTGCGTCACGCGGGTGCTGGTCGTGTTCTGGGAATGCGAACGGTGCCGCGACCAGGTAGGCCGCAAGCATGGCCAGGAGGGCGGGGTACAGCCGGCGTAGCCTGCGGAGGTAGAAATCGATCAGCGCAATGCGACCGTTCCGGGCGTACTCTTGGGCGAGCAATTGCGTGATCAAGAACCCAGAGAGGACGAAAAACACGTCTACCCCGAGGAAGCCGCCACTCAGCCAAGGAACGCGGGCATGGAAAGCCACCACCGCCAAAACGGCAACGGCGCGCAGTCCGTCCAGCTGCGGCACGTACCCCCGAGTCCCCATGGTGCGGATCCTACACCCTGGGACTTCGCCGGCTACATGCAGTACGAGTGCTGACCGGTCGCATAGGGCTTCCCCTACACCTCGCCGCGCCATCCGCCGACTGCGCTGCTCCGGCGCCTGGCGCATCCTGACCCTGCCAGCAACGCACGGTGCGCGCAGTCCGGATCCGGATCGTCCACGGCCAGTCCTCCCCAGGGTCGTCCACCTTCCCCGGCTTGTCCGCCATCCGGCCGTGCGGGCCTCTGCAGGGATGCGGGGCCGCTGGTATCTCACCCGGTGCAACCGGCGGGCGTACCCTGCCGCCATGCTTCCCGCCGACTTCCAATGGCACCCCCGCTACCAGAACGCGCCGGCCGGCGAGCTGGTGCTGAGGTGCGGCGATCTGGGCGTCGCGCAGCTGATGCAAAAGGTCGGCGGTGACTGGTACGTATTGCTGGTGCCCACCGCCCAGCCGATGGGGCCGTTCTGGACTCGAGACTGCAGCAGCCGCGAAGCGGGGATCGCAGGGATTGAAGCCTGGGCGGCCCGGCATGCTGACCGCCTCCGCGCGCAGGCCGCGATCCACGCGCGACGCGCCACGCTTGCCCGACACCCGGGCGCGCCGTCCCTACCGGTCGTCGATGCCAAACAGGCCTGCGTCGAGGGCGCCGTCGGCAAGGTCGATGATACGATCGTTGGCCAGGTCGACTAGGTCGGCGCCGGCGGCGCCCTTGATCTCTTCGGCGCGCTCCGCCAAATGCCCGGCGGGTCGGTGGCTGCGCCTGGCTGGTGTTATGCCCCTAACCTCCGTAAAATGCGCGGCTTGCCGACGGGCCTGCGCGTGTTCCACGGCATCGGTTCCGTAATGATCGGAGACGCAAGCGGCTGATTCGGCAGCAGACACCGACAGACTTCTAAGCCGGTGGTTGCAGGTTCGAGTCCTGCCGGGCGCGCCACTGCCGGACCTTGGGTCTGCCGGTGGGTGGGTCGATCGTGGGTCAGGCGGGGCGGGGGTGGCAGCGGTTGCTGCGGCG